ATGGTACATCAGTACGAGTTGCTAATAATGGGTTTAATTCACCTGACGAAAAGTTCGTTATTACGGTCTTTAATGTTCTCCCCATTATGCATCCGTTCTTGTAGATCTTCTAAGATTTATAAATCTATTAGTATCTAATACTTTTGTAGTTGTTTCAGAAGAATCAATATTTTTAGCAATAAGAAATTGTCTTTCAGCTAATTCTTTAAATTGTTTAATCATTGCTGAATCTCTAGCAACAGAACCAGCAAAAATAGAAGCTAATTCATATTCTAAAGCTAATATAAAATGAGGTGGAAAATATGCTTCATCTACTCTGTAAATATAATCCATTACTAATGTACTAGATGAACCATAACTATTTACATAAATATAATCTTGGTATCTAGCATATGGAATTACATAATCGTTAACTGTAATTGTATTAATTTGTAAAACTTCTGGATTAGTAGGTACTTGATATGCATAATCATATCTACCTACTGGAGTGTTTGTTAATAATGATAATGTTTTTTGATTTGTAGCAAATCTCCATTTATGTCTTGTTAGAGATGCTTGTGTAATATCTTCGTATACATTGTTGGCAACTAATGCTTCTGTGCTTCCATCAGTAAATGATGTAATAGGTTGGGCACCTATCATTACTAAAGCTCTTGCACATATATCTATTTTTGTTGTTGCCATAATTTTAAAAAAAATGATCTAGGGGGATTGCTCCCCCTAAATCGAAAACTAGCGTTATGCTAATTTAGCAGTTGTTACAGTAGTCGCACCTGTAGCTGAACTTACTACAAGTAAGTCAGATTCCATAGTGCCACCTACACTAGCTGCAACAAGGATCATATCACCTTGTTTAAGCTCTGCGTAAGCTGAATTGAAGTAACCACTACCTACGATAGCTGAAGTCGCATCTCCGTCAGTATAAAACCAAAGAGAGTTGCCACCCATCTGAGCTACCTTTTTGATCGGATTATCAGTTGCGTAAGCCATGTTATATTATCTCCTTAATTATTATTCTGCACAAAGTTGGACTCTTGCAGCATCACCATCAATTTCTACTGCACCTAAAGATAACATTGAAGTTATTAGGTGAGATACTTTTTCAGGGATGTAGTTAACTTCAGTTCTTACATCAGATCCAATTCCACAACCAATTGATGATTTATGGAAAGCTAATGTTTTTCTGTCCGAAGAAGGTTTTGATAAACCAGAGTGAACGAAGAACAAGAAACCTAACCATCTCTTAGCAGTAATACCACCAGGGAATGGAAGTTCATTTTGTCCTACATACTCAACTCTAGAGAATTGATCTATTGATAATAGATCAGACCATTGTTTCGGCCCAACTACCCAGTATCTTTGACCATCATCTGGAACATCATTTCCGTTAAATACTTCCATCATGTTCTTTGCTTTGATCAAAGTCATACCTGTAGCAGAACTGTTTACATTGTTAGCGATAGATGTTGCACTATCAAGTACATCGATAAGCACTTGGTCAGTTTTTCTACCAAGAGCGTACGCTGCAGATTGAGCTACAACTTGTCTTTCGTCTATGTTTACCTTTAACTCGTCAAGTTTATCAACATAGTCAGCTGCATAGTAATCAGTTAGAGTAGCAGACACATTGCTGTGAGCTAGATCCATTGCTACTACTTCAGCATGTCTTGCTTTAGTGTTAGCAGATCCTTTTGCTACTTTCTGAAACTTAACAGTATTTCCGTTGACACCATTAACTGTTCTAACTAAGTTTTTCAACTTGCTTCCCATTCTTTGGTAAGCCATGTGAACTTCAGCTTCGAACTGAGTTATAAAGGCATTAGTTATTGAAGTTGCCATTATGCATGTCCTTTTGTTAAGCGTTTATTTATAGTTAACCGATTATCTTTTCAATGCAGGGGATTGTTGTCCAGTTAAGGGCAATCATAGACATTTAAAAGGTCTTGGAATAGGAATATTATATATTGATATGTATTAACAACGCACAATTATATCCATTTTTTGGGAATAGTTATAACTTCTCCAAATTCTATTTCACCTTTTTCATCGTAGGAATAGGTGCCGAATAGTGTGATATATGCATCTGTATCTTTGAATACCCAGAACTCTCCTGTAACACATTTAGCTGGTTCAGCAGCATCTACTTGTGCTGCTGATAACCAACCTGTTTGCGATACACAGTCAAGCCATTTAATTGGCTTTTTAAGTTTTTTATAATTAAACTTAACCTGGCTTTTGCCCTTTGTATGCCTTTTCATATAGCTCCGTTACTCGTCTGACATATGCAGGATCTCTCCTAGCACTATCATAATACCTCGGATCATTTAAC